CATTATGGCGCTTCGGCGCTATAATACTAACATCAACAGCAAATAAGGAGCGAAAAATGACACAATTAAAAGACATGCAAGGTAAAGAGATCAAAGTAGGCGATCGTGTAGCAATGGTCAGCTATCACAATGCCGGTAGTCTTGTTATTGGGGTAGTTGAGAAACTAGGCCGTGTTCGTGCTCAAGTTCGCCCTGTACAGGCCAGCTTCACTAACATCGTCCCTACAGTAGCCAGCATTGGCTCAACTGATTTAATTAAACTCTAAGGTTGACATACCGCCCAAAAGGCGGTATAATTATTACATACTAAACGAACTAGGAGCGAAACATGTTCAAACTACTGTCCACAGCAAACCCTAAAATCCAAAAGGGTACAAAGATGGGCTACCTCAGCTTCATCCTGCACCTTGCACCTGCAGACTTGTCAGGACGTGAAACATGCCCAAAGCGGACAGCAGGATGCACGGCCGCTTGCCTTAATACAGCAGGTCGTGGCGGTATGTTCAAAAAGGGCGAGACAACGAATACAATTCAAAAGGCTCGCATCCGCAAGACCAAATACTTCTTTGAGGCACGTGATTACTTCATGCAAGACCTCTACGAAGACATTCAAAAGGCTATCAAGTTCGCAGAGAAGCGTGGATTAATTCCCGTGTTCCGTTTGAATGGTACGAGCGACTTGAGCTGGGAGAAGTACACTATACACGACAAGAACATTTTCGAATTGTTCCCTAATGTACAGTTCTATGACTATACTAAGGTCTTAGGTCGTAAGGTCGCTAAGTACCCTAACTACCATCTTACATTTTCTAAGGCAGACGGCAACGACGCAGATGTAGCAGAAGCACTCCTGCAAGGTATGTCAGTGGTTGCTGTCTACGATCGGATCCCAGAGGGTGTTCCTAGTGCAGACGAAACTGACCTGCGCTTCTTAGACCCTAAAGGCATTATGCTTGGATTGAAGGCTAAGGGTCGTGCTAAGAAAGACTACAGTGGATTCGTAATCCGCTTGACAGAAGTGGCTTAATCAAGTATAATCATTAGATATTAACAAGGAGCGAACTATGTTAGAAGCATTTTATATGACTTGGCCTTTATGGGCATTCCTAGCAGTTCTGTCAGTGAGCTTGTTCGTAGAGGAAGGCATCAAAGCCCACTCTAAAAGAAAGGCTATTGACAACCCAACTCTTTGGTAGTATAATAACTACTTCAACAGCAATTAATAGGAGCGAACTATGATTACAGCAGATCAGATTCAAGCAGGTTTTGTACTAGCACATCTCGCAGGTGTTGAGATGTATCAAAAGATTGGCGAGCGTGATGCTTGCGGTTTTGGTTGGGTTGATGTCTATGTAGACCGTACTAACTCAGCTCAAGCAAAGGAACTGATCAAAGCCGGCTTCCGCAAAGACTACAAACCCAAATGCTTGAGCTTCTGGGATCCAGCAAAGATTCCTACTCAATCAATCTCAGTTAAGGAAGCAGGTGCTGAGGCATTGGCTACCTATCTACAGAGCCTGGGTTTGAAGGCCTACGCTGGTTCGAGACTGGATTAATCATGTTAAGAATCATCAGCTTCTTTGTATTCTTGCCCATAGTCATGTTATTGAGTTTGATGGTATTTCAAACTGGTTTCATGTTACACTTTTTGGTAGGCTTGGGGCTGATGGTTCTTGTGGGCATCATATTCAATTTGGAAAGTATCATTTGGTATTTGGTGATGGCAGGTGTGCTGTATTACCATTTACTAGTGACATTTCCCTAATTGACTAGTATAATATAGACTAACAACATTAAGGAGCGAAACTAATGGCTAGAGTCGTAACGAGCAAGATGCTTATGGCATTACAACAAGAACCCAAAACAGCAAGTCTTGAACAGGAATCGGTCAAGAAGGACTTGCGCAATGAAACAGACGAAGAGATCTTGGATCGCTTGCGTGATCGTTTTGGTATCTTAGAAGACATGACCCGTGCTGTGAAGAAGGGTGATGTTAGGGCTATGATTGTCACAGGCCCTCCGGGCGTAGGTAAGAGCTTTGGTGTTGAGAAGGTGCTATCAAAGCATGATGTCTTCGCTGATGTAGCTAATGATTCAAAGCTCAAGAAGTATGAAGTGGTCAAGGGTGCAATGTCAGCAATTGGCTTGTACAGCAAACTCTATGAGTATTCGGACAAGAAGTGTATCCTAGTATTTGATGACTGTGACTCAGTACTGTTAGATGACCTTAGCCTTAACATCTTGAAAGCGGCTTTGGATACCAGCAAGAAGCGTACCATCCATTGGAATACAGACAGCAGGCTCCTACGCAGTGAAGGTGTGCCTAACAGCTTCGAGTTCAAAGGCGGTGCTATCTTTATTACCAATATCAAGTTCGATCATGTGAAGTCAAAGAAGCTTAAGGATCACTTGGAAGCATTGGAAAGCCGTTGCCACTACTTGGACTTGACTATTGATACAGAACGCGAGAAGGTACTCAGAATCAAGCAGGTAGTTACTGAGCATGGCATGTTGGACAGCTATGAGCTTAGTGATCAAGCCAAGCTGGATGTAGTAGACTTTGTAGAAGCCAACAAGGATCGTATGCGTGAGCTGAGCTTGCGTACAGTTCTTAAGGTAGCAGACTTAAGAGCTAGCATGCCCGATAAGTGGAGGGCAGTAGCAGAGGTTACATGTATGCGCAACAGCCGCTAGAGCTGTACCGCATACAGTAAGGCACAACTCGCGTGATTCGCTCCCACTAGGTTGTGTCGGTAGTGTAGTCCCTAACCAGTAAGTCCGATTCGCTCCCGGCAGTAAGGTTAGGGACTTTTTTTCTTTTCGATTTCGGAATCAGTGGCCGATATCAAATAAAAAGAATTAGTCGAGAGGGTGGGGGCTCAGGGGCACCAGACGTATATATTACAAAACTATTACAAGCGCAACAAGCGCATGGGTACCGAAGTAAAAACACCCCTCTAAATCTATAAGTACTTCTTTATAATTTTTTGCGCGGGTCCTAAACGATTCCCCAAGAACCCTTTCTCTACTATATACTAGTATGGACACACACTTGATTATCCCCCGCTTAATTACCGGTCTACTCAGCTTGCTAGATTCAGTCAATTTGCGCAACCGTGTATACACTCTGGAAGAACGTGTAAATATACTAGAACTAGCGTTAGCTGACATTGATCGTATTAATAATACTACTGCTAGCCCCAATAAACTCATTGCCAATATTGTCTCTAACTCACTAGACTTATGAATCAATACTATATACTCACGCTGGATCCACGTGCTAGGGAAGTGTTCACTTGGTTATTTCAGCACAAGGATTTGATTGATTTGGACATACACTTGAATCGTACACGCTTTACCGTGCCAGAAGGCAGTTTATTAACAGAGTTTCTACTACGCTTTGCAGACTGCTGTCCAAGAGTAGATCCCAGTATTTTGTAAGTACTTCCCAAATTTTTTTTGCGCACAATTTTTTCTCTTGTGCAGGACCCTTTTTATGCTATAGGGTTTGTTTGACTGCCATTGCTAGCGTATTTTTCCCAGTGTAAGTGTGCTCCGTGACTATAGCCAGTATTGCCCACTAGTCCAATAACATCACCTTTATCCACTTGTTCACCTGTTTTAACCAATATCTTACTCAAGTGCATAAAGCGATGTTTTTCACCGTTTGTGCCCATGAGTTCTATCAAGTTACCAGCTGTGTTAGCAGGACCAGCAAATATTATCTTTCCATCTACAGGACTAGTGACATCACTGCCTTCGTGTGCGCCAATATCAACTCCAGGATGATGACCCATTGAGCCATCGGGCATGTGTACTATACGATTATACTCGCCAGTAATAGGACCTTGTGCAGGTAATCCACCTGAGTTGTTACCCGAGGATTTATGCTTGCGATCAAAGGTATCTAGCTCTGTAGCGTCGGGTTTAGCGACTCGTTCCGGGGGGATTTTCTTATTATAAGCATCTAAGGCAGCCTGTGTATATGGTCCCATTAAACCATCAATACCATCGCCTTTGGGGCCATAACGTCCCAAATCATAACCAAGGTCTAACAACTGTTGCTGTAGTTGACGTACTTGTTCTGAAGGCTGTTCCAGTAACTGTTGATCCTGATACCTTTCTTTACCCGTGCCTAGATGAGTGTTGGTTGCATAGTTTTCGCTGAAGAATTCTCGTAGTCTCATAATATGTATTTAGTGGCTTAGGAGCTGGTAACGCTAGTTCGCGTTTTACCGCTTTTCGCTTCGCGAATTAGAAATTTTTCCGCGGCGCTTCGCGAATTCTAATGGTGGTCCTGGAGCCCCGACTTGACTATAAATACAAATACTAGCACATTATACAAGGAGCTAATAATGGGATTCTTTACACGAGCTGAACAAGCTATCGAACGAGCCGAAGTTACTTTAGAAGCAGACATAAGTCAAGTGTTTGCCCAAGCAAGAACTGCCGCCTTAGATGCCAACGCTGAAGTTACTAGATTAAAACAGGACCTGCAGACTGCTCTGGCACGAGCACGTGATTTGCACAAGGCTGCCGCTGATGCTGCCATGGCTGCGGCTGCCAAAGCTGAATCTGATGCTCAACAGTTTCGTGCCGCTATTGCCGCGCACACTACTGATATGAACACACAGGCCAGTCAAATTACTCCATCAGCTCAACCGCCAGCCGCTGACTAACCCCAGGTTAGTAAAAAGAAAGTTTTGGCTTGGGCACGTCTGAATGCCACACAGGCGTGCCAGTATTCTTGTGCGGGCTGTTGACTATAGGCCCATTCACTGTAATGACTGCCGGCATAACGGTTAAGCCAAGTTTCCAGTGTGGTTATGGCTTCTATCCAGTCTTGTTGATAATCTTGATGAATATGCGGCCACGGAACTGTGGCTATGTGGCTAAAATTATGATACTCGGGCAAGTAAAATATTCCATCTCGCATGCAAGTATTTAATACTTGATGCGAAAAATTTACTCTTTATAGTAGTATTCGTAATTGGTTGTAGTGGCGTTTTCCTTGCGGATTTTAGCGCCATTTTTCAAGTGGAAACGTCTAGCTGTGGGTGTTTGCGGACTGAGCGTAACAATACCTTTTAGATCCTTGTACTCAGATTTTAACCATTCAGCCGCTTGCATTAGTAGTGTAGCACCAGCACCGGGTGCATAACTCCAGATGGTATAAAACACGGCTACTTGCTTGTCCTTGCCCATGCTAACCAAATCTTCTTCAGATTCGGGTACACTGTCTAACCACTGCATACAAGTGGCCGCGAGGATTTCTTCTCCTGCTCTGAGGATTAATATTTCTGCGGCATCATTTATACGCTGTTCAAGAGGTATATGAGGACGCACGGGATCATCTTTGATGATCCTCACTAACGGGTCAGTGATATCTCTAATGTGTTGCAGTTCCATTTTTTTTCCAGTGCTGTTATATACGTACTTATCTATTCTCGAAAAAAATCACTGATTATATATCATCACCAGGTAAATTACTCAACAACTCTCTCAATTTACTGCTGGCAACTTCGGCTCTAACTTTGGGCAGGGCCGCACCTTCTGTTGGATCAGTTGTGTCTGCTGTAATTGTTTGACGTTGCTTGATACTGTTGAGCAATGTTGTACCAGCACTGGCAGCTCCATTGCCATAACCATCTTGCTCGTCCAAGTCAGTGATGCGTAGTGTATCAATATTAAACTCCAAGTCAATTTTCATACCAACGCCACTGCTACTACGTGTCTTCATCAGCTGAATTTGATAACGTCCACGCTCACGCATAGCACGACTTGTAAAGATACCAAACACGTTATCCGCAGTTTGAATCTTACTTAATCCACCTGAAATGTGACTGTGATCAAACTCAACTTCTTCAACAGCGCCACGATTCAACTGTGCCGCAGTTACAAACACACAGTTCTTTTCCACTGCCAAATTACGCAATTCTTCACTTACATACTTGTCTTTGACAAACAAATTTTCAGCACTAATACGCTTGCTCAAAGGCATAATCAAGTCCATGTAGTCGACTAGTAATACGTCAATCTTATGTCCCATTTTGACTTCATACTCTTTCATGTACGCACGAATGTCGTTGGCAGTTTTACCACTTGGCATGTACTTGACCTGCAAATGACCGGATTTTTTACCAATCATTTTAACTTTCATTTCAACATCATCCAAGCTCTTAAAAATCTCTCTCGTAGGGATTCCAGTGGTCATAGCATCAATACGCATACACACCAAGTCTTCACTCAACTCTAGTGTAAGGTAAAGAACATTGAGACCAGCGAGAGCATAATTGAC